CCATCCCCACCACCACCGGCACCGGCTCCGCTCGCGCTCACGCCCAGGCGCCCGGCTTTGTCACGTTTGAGAGGCATAATCGCCTCGGCTCCAGCTTCGGCCATAAGACCCACGCCGCCGCCTCCCATGGCAAATAGGGTCGGCTTGGAAACGATCCCGCCCTTGGCAAACGCTTGCACGCCGCCCGGAATGACCGCGCCATCGGCAGCCCCCAGTCCAAACGCCGCCAGGCTCCGGATAATCAGTTGTTGGGTGATGATTTGCGCCAGACTTGCGGCGGCCGACTGCGCGAATGAAGCAAAATCGAGTTTCCCAGTGGCTAACGCGCTCGCGATTGTGTTGCTCAAGCCGCTGGCCACGGTGGACAGGCTGGCGTCTATCAGCTCGTTTTCCTTTAGAGCGGAATCGGCGAAACGTGTATAGGCGGTTTCGGTTTCGACGATTGCAGTCTGTAGATGCTCGAGCGATCCAGTCGCTACGCTATTTTCTCCCCATCCTGACAATTCGTCAGACGTTCGGGGCGTTCGCTGGCCGCCCATGCCGCCCAAAAATTCAGCCAACGCTGGGGGCACGTCGGCCGGGGTTCCGTTCAGAGAGGCGCCCGGGGTGCCCGCGAAAATACCCGCGCCACCGGCGGCCGCCTGCTCCCACTGAATGGCCGCCAGGCGTTCCCGGGCTGCGGCGAGTAGGTCGGTGCTTCCCGTTGCCTTCAATAGCCACGGGTGCAAAGACTCGAGGGCCTCGATTTCCCGTTTGATTTGTCCCTCTTCCGATCCAAATCCGGCTTGGATCGCCAGGCCGCCGAATCGGGACAACCAAAACGCATCCCAGGCTTTTCCCAGTCGGTCCAGAGCGTCCTGCTGGGCCTCAAGGGCTAGGATTTGGTCGGCGCCGGTAATCGTTACCAGCTCGCTAGCAGACGTTGTGACCGCATCCAGGCCCTTGGCCCAGAGGGGCAGCAACTCGAGGATGCGCGGTCCCACTCGCGTTCCGAAAGCGTCGGCCGCCAGGGCTAGCCGCTCGTTTTGGTCGGCGACGTTTCCCATTTTCTGGGCAAATTCGACTAGCAATACCTCGATACTTTTAGCGGTGCCGCCGGTATCGACTAGGGAAATTTGGAGGCGGTCCAGGGCGTTTTTAAATTCGCCGGTGCCCAGGGCGGCCACCTCGCCCACGTTCACGCCGAATTTCGCGATTGCTTTGTTTAGTTGCTCGGTTTCTACGCCTCCCGCCTTGGCCTCGATCTGTAGAGCCTGTAGGGCCTCTATTCCGATCCCTAAACGCTTGGACGTTTTGGCGATTTCGTCGCCGAGGGAAATATACTTTTGAGCCAGGTTAAAAACCGCCCGCGCGCCCAGGGCCCCGCCGGCCATCGCGCCTAGCTTAGCCATGGCGCCGCTCATCACGTTGGCGGATTTCGCCGTCCCGCGCATCGACTTAGATAGCTTGGTGTTCGCTTTGCGGCTCTTGGCGAGTTGCTTGTTAAAGCGATCCGTTTCCGCAGCGAGAACAACGCGGAGTTTTCCAACGTCAGTTGATGCCATGTTTTGCCACCTCCTTACGGAGTGCCTTCCAAAGTCCCTCGCGAACGGCGGTCAGGGCGCGGCTCGATTGAGTCCTAAAGGATTCCCTCAGATAATGCCGCCGGGGCATTCTTCGCGGGCCGCGACGGCCCACCTCGAAAAACTGCCCATAAAATGCCGCCCGGCGCGGGCCAACGTGGATGGTGGGCCGGGGTGATTTTTTCGCACTGATCGTGCGCGATATGATTCCGCGTTTCAGAAACCCAGGTTGCCGGAGGCCGTGCTTGTCCCCAATGAACTTGGCCGAGGATCCCACGCCGCCACGCCGGACAGGGACGTTTCGTTTGGCTTCCTTTTTGTAAATCACTGCGCCCGCGCGCAGGCCGGCAATCATCGCGCGCCGCTGCACTTTGCCGGGGAGCGTGTTTAGTTGCCGGTCGAGGGCCTCGAGGCCGGAAAGTTTAACCGTGGCTAGAGCTGGCATCGTGGGCCGCCTCCACGGCTCGGAGCCGGTCCAGTAGCCAAAAAAACTCCCTCGAGCTGGGCGCCAGGCCCGCCGCCTCGAACCACTGGGCCACGCTGGCCACATCGGAACTTTCGCCTATGTCCTGGCGAGCCTGGGCCACTATGGCCAGGTGAGCGGGCAGGGTCGGCCGCTCCTCGAGCGTTTTTACTCGGCGGCCCTTTCTTTGGGCCTCGAGCATGTGGGGCAAGCCGGCGCGGTGCGTATTTTCCCAAGAAATCAGTCCTTCGATTTTTTTTTATCCCGGGCCAGCCGGTAGGCATCCGTACTGCTCGCCATTTCCTGCACCAGGGCGAGGGTGTCCGGGGATGCGGTGAGCAATTCCAAAGCCGCCTCGGGCGAATATTCGACGGGTTCGCCGGTCGCCGACTCGAAACCCTCCCACCGCGAAATCAAAAGCTCTGCGGTCAGGGCGCGGTGAACCCGATAGTCACGCTCCCGGGCCTCGAGCGGTTCCAATTCTTTTTCCATTCGCTCGGCAATCGCTGCGCCCTGCCACGCTATAGCGCGGTTATGTCCGCCCGCCTGGCGTACCCAAATCACGCGCCCGGCGCCCAGCTCGAGCGGAACCCCCTCGAGAGATTTGTTTTCATCCAGGGCCAGATCGTCAATATTTCCGAGAATGCCCATTTATCCCTGGGCCGCCGTAAACGTACAAACCACTGCGGCGTTTACCAGAGCGACCGCCTCCACCTCGTACACCACGTCAGAATTAGTGGTCGGCGTAATTGCGGTGGCTTGCTGGATTTTCACGCGCGGAAAATTGAGCGTATAGACGTTACTCGCGGAGTCGGTCATAGTGACGGTCAGGTCCGGTTGGTTCGCCGTTACGTCATTGGCCAGCTCGGCGTCCTTAATCGCGTTTCCTTCGAACAAGCTGGTAAAGGTGATCCCCACGGCCAGTTTCCCCAGAACCACGTCCGAGGCTCGGGTACTAATTTCGTCAATCTCTCGGTTTTGCGAGTCGATGGTAATCGACATTGCGGTTATTTCGGAATCAGTCAGAGCGGTTTGCAGCGCGGCCGTTCCGGCGGTCCACGTCAACGCCACTTGATCGCCGGTCATAGGCAAAGCATCGGCCGGGGCTGAAACTGCGTAGGTGCTTCCTGCTATTTCGGCATCGCCGCTGACTGCCGCGTCCTCGGCCACTGTGATCGAGCCGCCCATGACTCCGAACGTCATAGTGAGCGGATCGTTTGGAGTGAAATTCCACGCCACGCTCGAGAACGACAGCCCCGAATATCGGGCGTAGGATTGCCGATCATCGGCGTTTTGAATCGTCCGCTCGAGCGTGAACGTTTCGACCGACGTGCCTTGACTGGTGGCGCCGCTCGAGCCGGTACTCGGCCAGACCACGGTAGCCCCCAGAACCGAAAGGATCGCCTCGATGTAACTCGAGTCATACACGCAATAGGCCTCGATTGTCCCGCCTACCTCGGCGCCAGCGTTAATCGTATCCGACAAACCGCGCGAAGGGTCCAGCTCGCCGGAATCCACGTTGTTATTTGTCGATGTGACCGATTCCGAAAGAAGCCGCAGTTTTTCAAAGGCGGGTGTGGCCGGGGTGGTTCCCGGCGTTACCTCGCTCACAATCGCAATTCGGTTTAGGTCTGAAAGGGTCGCCATGGTGTTACCTCCTAAGTGTGGTCGCGCGTGTAGTCCACGCTTAAATCAATTCGGAAAAACTCGCCTTCGGGGTCTTGGTCTTGGGGGGGGGTAATGCTCCGCACCTCGATCCCGTTCGAGCGGAAATGCGGCCGGATGAGTGCGCTGGCGGTTTCGGCCAGGGTGATTAGCGCGCCGTCCCCGATTCCAGAGCGACCCAGGCAAGCGACGATAACGCGACCCTCTTCGCGCAAATCCCCCCCTACGCCGATACCCACCGGATCGTCTGAGTCGCCTTGAAACGCCAGGGTGAACCATGAATCCGGCAGCTCGGCCGGCTTGGGGGCATCGTTCACGGTATCCAAATAGGGCAGGGCAGCGGGCCAGCCACCCACGCCGGCCAGGCTTCTCGAGACTGAGCGAACGGCTGCACTGCTCACCCGGTCACCTCGCACCGGACAAACTCGGCCCCGGAGCCGTTGTAAATCACCTCCACGTTATGCGCCGAGAATACCCTCGACTGCGCCGGGTAGATTAGGATCTGCTGATTCAGCAATCCGGCCACCGCACTCGAGAGCTGAATCGTTCCATCTCCGCCGGGATTGATGGCTAGAACCGTCCCGCTCTGCCACGCCGCAGCGGTGACATTGTACGCGGTCCACTTTGCGCCGACTGCAAACGAAACCGTCCCGGTCGCATCGGTCCCGCAGAGTTTAAGTTTTGTCAGACTGCCCCCCGACTCCTCGCCCACCACGTCCACCAGGGCGGCCGGGCCGGGGTCGGTCACGTTGTCGAACTTGTCAGGGCTAGTGGCCCCGGCCGCTGCAAACGGCGCCCAGGGCGCAACAAAAACGCTCTGTTGCTCATCCAGGCCGCCGACTAGTTCCCCGTCCGACGGCTTCGAGAGCGTGCCCTGGACGATAAACGCGGCGCCGCCTTTCGGCTCGTAGAGCAAAGGCCGCGCGGTCATCTCCCAAGCGGTCACGGGGTCACCTTGGAATACTCGTCGGAACTGGCGGCCGATGGATCGCGGTATGAGTCCAGGGCTGAAAGTGGCGCGCCCGCCATGTAATTTGGCAAATCGGCAGGCGTGCCGCCTATCCCTGCGAGGGTGGCGTAATTGACGCCGGAGCCGTCTGGGTTTTTGATCGCGGAAACTTGATTCCCCCCGGATTCAAGCCCGCGACTCGACGCCCAGGCGCGCCACTTTGTATCGATCAGCAAAAAACACCATTCTTGAATCGGCGCCGGGATCGTGGCGTAGCCGGCCGTGTAGGTCACAGTAAGTTTGTCGGTTCCGGCCCAGTCCATGGCATCACCGTCCGGCCGCCAGAGTCGCCCGCGCCGGGCATCCAGGCGCAGGCTCCCAGGCGCAATGGTGGTGCCGTCTGAATCCACCGCATCCACCGAAATGATCGGATATTCGCGGGTGGTCACTTTGGCCGGTGCGTACCAGGTTTCAACAAACTGGGCGGAACTGAAATGCCGCCCGGTGTACTCGCGCGCGGTCTGGTCGGCCAGGTCGATCATGCGGTTTAGAAAAACGTCCTGCTCCCCGCTCGCGGTCACGATCCCCAGGGCGGTTTTTACCTCGGAGAGGCTAACTAGGGCCATCGGGCACCCCCTCGGCGCGCGACTGGGCCAGGGCCAGGTCTTGGCGCAAACTGCCGGCCTCGTGAGCGAACTCGAGCCGCTGGGTAGCCACTTTCCGCTCCAGCTCGGCAATGCGCTCGGCACTTTCGTCCGGTTCCGGTTCCGCCGGGGCCGGGGCCGGATCGGATGCGGTCGGCGCCTCTGCTCGGGTTTCGACTGATTCCATTTGTGCCTGGAGAAAAACGCGGTCGCCTCCGGGTATAGAGGGCAGTTTCTCAAACGCTCGAGCCTCGTTTGGGCTGAGTATTCCGCCCTGGATGCCGTCGCGAAACGCTTTCATCCGCTGGTCAAAATTGCTTTGCATTAGGCCGCGCTCCACGTCGAACTCGATGGACTCGCCGGCCGGAAGCTGAAAAAGTTTATCAAGCACGGCCTCGGTGGCCTCGAGCCAACTGGCCAGGGTCGAAACGTAAAACTGGCGGCTCAGGTTTTCGACGTTGCTAAAAGTGGGATCGGATCGGCCCAGCATGTAGAGCGGAACTCGAAAAATGCTCGCAATCGTATCGGTCGAAAGGTTGTAACTCGCGATCATTTCAGAATCGCGCGCGGTGATCGAAAGCGGGGTCCACGTCATTCCGCTATCAAGCACTGCAGTTTTGCCGGCATTGTCCGAGCTGTTGGCGTTCTGCCACTGGTCGCGAAGCCGGCGCGCAGCGTCTACCGATAGGGGCCGCTCGGTGGATAGAATGCCGGACGGTTGCGCTTTGTTTCCCCAGAAAGAAACCGCCTGCCGCTGGATCTGTTCGGCGTGCGCCATCGAGTAACTAGCCGCCTCGAGCGGTGAAATTCCCACCAGGGGGTCGGCGCCGGTGAACAATTTTAAGTGAGCCACGTCCCGGGCAGGAACTACGCTTGGCACTTGGGGGGCAACCCGGGGCGCAGAAACGTCATAGAACACCGCGCCGGTGGCTGGGTCCACTTGTGCGGTAGAGCCGGTCGACGCTATGGGGTGAAGGGCAATGATTCGCCCCACCGCGTCCCGCTCCGCCACCGCATAGGCATTGCCGGAAAGACAGCAAGCCGCAATGTAGTTCAACCAGAAATCGCTCGGGGTCTGATAATTATTGATTCGCCGCATAACGCGCGCGGCCGGGGATGTTTTCACCTTAACGCGCCCGCCGTCGGGGGTGTCCCGCCAATGGTGAACTTTGAGCCGCGCCACTTCTTGAGAAATGACCGCCACGCAAGCGTAGACGGCGCTCGAGGTGAGCGCGGTCTTTCGGCTCGCCGGGGTGGTTCCAAGCTGGAACCAATTCGACCGCTGGCCGCCGTCGGCCGGAAATAAAACAGACGTTCCCGGGGTCGCCCGAACGACGGGCGCGCGAATCCCCAGCCGCTCGAGCAAACCCATAAATTAGCCTTTCTTCTTGGCGGCTTTTTTCTTCTTGGCGGATGGCTTTTCGGGGGTAGCCTCGGCGGGATTGATCACCTCGGCTACCCCCAAATCGACAAGTCTTTGCGCCAGAGCGGGCCACATATCCAGCTCGGCCCCCTTCGAGTACCGCATCGGTACGTCTTTGATCACTCTGACTTTCATGGGCTTAGTCCCAGTCCACGGCGGTTAGCTCGAAGCTAGCCGCATCATGTCTCAAAATGTAATCTAGGTCGGCAACCATTCTGACAGCGACCTGCCGGAGCTGGAACATGCTCGAGACTGGGTCCGTCGCGCTGCCGCCGGGGCCTATGTCCGCGTCTGGTGCGGTGCTTGCATTGATGGTTGCGTCAGTACTGGTAGAAATCTGCGGGCCGCCCTTTCGGCCCATGATCAATTGCGACTCAGCCACCAGGCCGACATTCGTTGCCGGTTGGTTGTTGCTTACTACCACCCGGTGCCCGCTGAATGTTCCCCGGCTCAGCTCTTCGCGGAATGCGTACTGTCCCACGCCGTCGCGCGCATGATTCAGCATGAGATATTCGGAACTATTCATGATCCAAACCTTGGCGCCGGGGATGTTTGCGGTAGCCATGTTTTGTTCGGCCGCCAAAACGTCCAGGGTGATCCGGTCCAAAACTGCCGCTTGCGCGACTGCGGTAGTCCCGACTGCGCTGTTCGCCGCATTGTAAATACCGCCCGGCACAATCGCGGTTCGCACGGTTTGGGTCAGGGCGGCCACGTCAATCGCGGTGGCGGTTCCGGCTATCATGTCATCCCGAACCAGGGTCAGAGCATCGGGCGCGCTCGAGTTTGCCAACTGCTCAGTGATCGCGACAATGATTCCCAGGTGGCGCGGGGCCATGGTAATTTGCCCGGTGGTGAGTTTGCCCACCGGAATCGCGGCCCCTTCCGCCAGGTAGCCACCGGCAGTGCCGGCGCTCTGGGTCGGAATAGTGATCGAATCCATACGACCGAAATCGAGGGTCCGGGTGGCGAGCTGCATCAAAGCCGACTGGGGCCGGAGCATTTCGACAAACTCCTCGGAAGCGTTCCGGTACTCGACCAACTCTGAGGCCCATGTTGCCGTTCCCGTATCGCCGGCCGCGACTGCGGCGCGCTCCAGAACGTCGGGCGGCGTTTCGAGAATGCGCGAAAGCATCGGATCGTCCCAAACCCGCTTGGCGTAGGCCGCTGCGGCGTGGGCCGAATTTCCGTTCCGGTGAAGGGCAATGGCCATCTGGGGAAAGAGCATCCCAGGCTCGCGAACCTTGGCGCCCACTTCGATCCCGCTCAGGGTTTCCGCCTCGGCCGGTGCGGCCGATTTGGCCCGGGCAATGGAAAGCGACTCCATGCGGGCAGAGCGGGAAATCTTGGCGTCGATCTGCTCAACCTTGTCCAGGTAAGTGGAGAAACTTTTCTGCTCTTCATCGGTCATTTCTCGCGCCGACTCGGTGGCAATGGCCTCGACCGTGGCGGCCCGGTCCATAAGCTGGCCGCGCTCAATTTCGAGGGTCTGAATTTCTTCGCTTGCATTTTCCATGGTTATTTTCTCCTGCCAAGCTGCAAAGCTCGGTATCGGTTCCGGTGGCGGTTGGATTTCGGTGGTTCCGGTTGAAGGTTGAAAACCGCCTCCGCAGTTTGCGGGTCAATTTCAATGTTCAAAGAGCGCGCGAGGGCCAGGGAGTCGCTCCCCACCGGCACTACGCTCAGCTCGAGCAATTCGCAATCGGTCACGCGCAAATGATCGCCGGCCGGCTCGGCAGAGCGGATCGCGGCGCCCACGCTCACTGCGCGCAAAACGCCAGCATCCCAGAGCGCGGAAACTTTGTCGGCAAACGCGGAAACGCCGGGCGCGAGAAATTCAATGTCGGCCTCGAGCGCGTGCGCGGTTTTTCGTACCGTGGCGCGGCCCAGGACCGCATCCAGGTCGTCGCGCTTATGACTCCAGAGCAGAATCGGGTTGGCCTCGAAATTGGAAACATCCCAGGACTCGACGGGAATCGCCATACCGTCGCGGGCGATGTTGGGCGTGCTAGCGATCACCCGAAAACGGTTCCCGCCCAGGGCGGAAACGGCGCCGGCTCGGCGTTTTATTTCTCCGGTCACTATGCCGGTGACACCGGGGTGATCGCCAATATGCAGGTCTCAGAAACATTCCCGGCGCGC